GCCTGAGTGTTAAAAGCCATGAATTACCTCACTGGATAGGTCAGATTTCACCCCTGAGAAGCGCGTCAAGGCGGCCGTCCGTGCGGGCCTTGTTAATTTCCGCGGGGCTCATGTTGGAGAGATCAGCTCGGGTGAGCTGGTTAGCGCCGGGAGATCCCTGGCGGCCAAGACCGATGTCCTGGCGAAAAGCGGGAGAGGATTCCCGCTTCGGAAGCGACGACACGAACTCAGAAAGTGCGTCGGCATTGACCTGTCCGTCAGAGACGAACCGGGACATGTTGAGGTAGTCAGCCGGGGGAAGGTCCACGCCGGAATTCGCGGCCAGAGCGCGAAGCTCGGCCTCAGCAAGTCGAGTGCCAACCTCGGAGAGTGCGGAATTGCGGCCCTCAGCCCTTGCGGCCTCAAGCGCCTTTTCCGTGTCCGTCATGGTCTGCTGCTTGAACGTGTCTCGCTCCGCAGACGCGTCCTTCCACCGCTGCTCATTCGTGCGGGAAAGGGACTTCCACTTGTCGACTTCGGCCTGAAGGCTGTCGAGAGTCGGAGTCTGCTGCTGGGACGTGTCGTTCGACTGTCCCGCTTCGGTGCCAGTGGAAGTGCTCTGGTTGTCGTCGCTCATTGATCCACCCATCCATTTCGGTTTTCGGGCATGAAAAAAGGCCGCCATTTCGGCAGCCGTCGTAATGCGTTGTTGGGGTTAGGCCGGGTTCTGTTTCCGGGCCTGATTGCCGCTGTTGCCCTGCGGCGGCTTCTGTGCCGTCTGCTGGGCCTTCTGCGACATGCCGGGAGGTCCGGCAGGCTTATCGCCGGGCTTGTCGCCCGCTGGGTCCTGCTGCATAGGCATGGGGTACTTCTTCGCCAGTTCCATTGCGGATTTGGCGTCGGCTTCCCTCATGTCTGCGAAGCGGGTTATCTGCTGCGGCGTGTAGCCAGCATCGGAGAGGAGTTGGTCTCTCGGGACGCCGATCATCTGAAGCTTCAGAAGCGCGTCCATGTGTTGGCTCTCGGTTCTGTTCTCCGGGTCCTTCCAAATGGTTTCCGCGGAGTACGCTTCAGCGCGGGCATCGCCCATGACCGCGAAGCAGAGCCTCATGACCTCTTCCCATGCTTCACCGAAGTGGAGCATTCGTTCCTTGGTCTTGGCGATGAGACCGGCCTCCGCTGCGGTGATGGACTCACCGGACGGGATCATGCCTCCGCCGTTGATGAAGTAGTGGAACGGGATACGGGAAATGCTGGCCATGTGCTGAACAAGCATCTCGATCAAGACCACGTAATTGCTCAGGTTGGCGGCCTCGAACTGGCCGAACTTGGCGTTCGGATCTTCCGCCTGCAACAGTTTGTCCACCGCGACCTTGAAGGGCTCGACGGGGTTACCGTGGTCGTCCTCCACGATTTCCAGGCCGGTGACGTACCGCTGAGGCCAGGCCGCATATTCGGATGCGACCAGCGCGTCAGCCACCGTCTTGTTGATGGCGTCCTGGATCGGGATGACCGTGTGAAGGTCGGAGACCGGATCACGCAGAAGACGGGACCTGTTGTTGATGGGTACTACCGGAACGACGCCCAGGGGGTTCGGGGCAGCGTCACCCTTCTCCCACGAAAACGAGCCCTTGGCGAACGTATAGACAGCGTCGGGAAGCCACAGCGTTACCCACTGCCGGCCCCAATCGTCGTAGTAGAACTTGGCTGCTGCGTCGATCTCTCGACGGCTGCCAGGCTTGTACTGGACGATGAAGTTCTCAGCGGACTCAATCGTGATGGTGGGCTTGCCCTGCTTATCCGCCCATACAACGGCGTACGAGACACCCTGAATCATCGCGTCGAGCATCGCGGCGTTGGACTCGGAATCCATTGCATTCCGCTGCCAGATGTCCCGAGCGTCCTTATCCGCGTCGGGCTCGTCCGTCATTCGGAAGCCGTCGACAGCCAACCGCTCATTGACAGAATCCACGATCAGGCCGCAGAAGTTGTCTCTCCACGAGTCGAACGTGGAGTGGAACTGATCGAAGTGGCGGACCTGAGCAAACATGAGCCGCTGGTGGAAGCCGTCGTAGTACTGGCCGTAGATCTGGTAGTTAGCCTTGCGTCGAGCAAGCTTGGAGAACAGCCAGTCGAGCCACTGTTCCGGGGTGGCCGGCGCCAGACCCGCGGGCACTTCATTTGGCGAAGTGTCGATGCTGAGAACGCTCAAAATCCAACCACCCTAGCTCTACGTCGTTTAAGCCGCCCATCCGCGATGGCGTCAGCCCTCGCCTCGAATGCGAGAACTGCACACACAGCAAGGTCGATCTTCTTTTTGGACCTCGGAGAGTCCTTGGTAATGAGAAAGCCCTGAGGCACTTCCCGAACCACGGCATTCAGCACGTGGCGGGTAAGGTCGTCGTTTCCGTCGTGCAGGACGTCACGGACCATCGCAGCGGTCCGGAATCGCTCGACTGCCTGAACCATGCGCGTCGGCTTGTTGGTCCAGAACTCGAATACGAAGTCGTCGCCCCATTCGAGAGCCCAACGACCGATGTTCTCTTGCCAGTAAGGCGGGTCGGCGTACATCCACTCAACCCGGTAAGTCTCGAAGGCCCGCTTAACCGCGGCCTCCACAGAGAGAACGTCGACTTCCCAGTCAGGTTGATTGGGGTCCCTGGGGTTCTCCCACAGGCCGAGGACGAACAGCTTGCCGTCCCTGAGCCGGCACCCGACAAGGCCCGTCGCGTCACCGCGGATCGAGCCGTCAAAGCCGATGGCTATCTGATCGCCGGGCTTGATGGGATCGCCCTCGTTGAAGCACGCGTCCCATTCAGACTTGGACATCCAGCCGTCAGAAGACTCGGCAATGGTGTTGAAGAAGAAGCGCAGGTACGTCGAATCAGGCGTCGTACGGTCGTGGAGGATCGTTCGAGTCAGGCCGGGAATGTCAGCCCAAGTCGCGTCGCCGTATGCCTGTATGAGGGCCTGGCTGACCTTCTCTGCGTCCCGCAGCTCGTCTTGCTCGATCACGCCTTCGATGCAGTCGTACAGCCAGTAGCCCGCACGGACCATCTCTGACTCGTGGATCTGCTGAGCGACCGAGTCCTCATTCGGGTTGTAGGCGTTGGTCGTTGTGACCCAACGCGAACCGGCAGAGGTCGTCTTCTCGATGTTTCGCTTGATGGTCTGGTAGAAGTCAGGACCACCATTCGAGCCAACCCAGTGGTGGACCTCATCCATGAGCGCGAACGTGGGCCTATTTCCTTCATTCGTCCGGCCGGCAGTCGCCTTCGGCTTGATGGAGCCGGGCTTACCAGACTTGAACTGGACAACGGCCTTACCGATGTCGAGGTTGAACTCCTTCTCGGCTGGAGACTCCGAGAGCATTCCTCGGATCATCTCTAGCGTCTGCTCGGTCTGGTCGTACGCCGTGGCGCCGATCTGGACCGTAGGCAGGGGGACCCTCTTGGCTACCGGGAGTCCGAAAGCATTGAAGTGACTGAACCTGCAAGGGCCGATGAACTCAACAATGGCTAGGGACGCCAACAGGGGCGTCTTACCCCAACCCTTGGCCCGGCGCAGGGTGCCGGCGGAGAACTTCCATGTGCCATCCGGGTTGATGGCGTAGAACCACAGAACAAATCTCAGCTGTTCCTTAGTGAACTGCCAAGACTCACCGGCTCGTTCGCCATCAGGCTGGACAATGTATTTCTGAGCCCAGCGGATGATTTCGTATCCGAGGGTCTCCTTGGGGGAGGGAACTCCCTCGGGCAGATTGCCAGTCTGCAAGGGCGTTCACCTCTATTCAGTCATTCAGGAGTCGAAACAGCTCCTCATCCAGATCTGTCGTGGTGGTCTCAGTGCCGGCCGTCTCTTCGGCCTGGTCCTGGTCCTGGTCGTCCTCAACGGACATGCGCAAGCGGGCGCGGTCCTCGACCGTTGCGCCCCACTTGGAAACCCGCTGCCGGATCTCGCCGGCAACCTTGGTGTCGCCTTGATAGAAGGTGTCCACCAACTTTGTGGTGATCTCCAGCTCTGCCCAGTCGGTTTCAATCCACTTGCCGGCCTGTGGCGAGGTGGCCCACGTCTTCCAGAACCTCTTGGCTCCTGCGGTCTTGATGCCGAGGCCAGGAGGGAGGGCACGGCCCTCGGTGGTGCTGCCAGAGAGCGTCTGTGCGTGCTCGTGCTTGTTGCGCCTCTGCGCGTTTTCCTTCGGCTGGGGTCCTCTGGTCACGGGAGTCTCACCGCCTCGGGGTCGAGCCCGTAGAGGTCCCCCAGTTCATCCAGCTCGAACAGCGCGTCCTGACGCCACCCGGACCGCTCCTGTGCCTTGGTCGGCCGCCGCACGGGCGTGGCCGGCGCACAGAAGTCGTAGGGGCAGTCAGGGCAAGCGCCACGGCAGGCAGACATGGGGGAACCTCCGGAAGGAATGAATTAGATGCGGAACGGCTGGATCGTCAGCTCGGCGTTGTCCACGTCGACGTGGAGAATCGGGCCGTAGTCGGCCACTGCGTACGGGCCGAAGACCCGCGAGTCACCAGCCGCGAGGGTCGTGGTGCGAGGTGCCGGCGCGAAGCCGTCCACCGTGCGGTCCAGATGGACCGAGAACGTGTGGGACGCGGCACCCGTGTTCTTGACGAGCAGGATCGTGGAACCGCTGTTGACCACAGAGTTGAAGTTCACTGCGTCACCAGGGACCGCAGCCGGGACGGTGACACCAGCTCGATCGGACGTAGTTACCGGGATCGCTACACGAGCAGCCATAGGGCCTCCTGGGTTCTAAGGAATGAAAAAACCCGGCCCTCAAGGGACCGGGTGGGTTACTTGCTTAGTTACTGCCACGTTCGGTGTATGTCTTACGTTTGTGGCAGGTCCGACATAGAACCCAAAGGTTGTCCAGCTCCCACGAACCACCGCGGGCTACCGGGACGATGTGATCCACCTCAAGGTGCTCCCTCGCCCCGCACTGCTGGCAGGTGAAGCGGTCTCGGGCAAGGGTTCTGGCCCTACGCCGAGACCAGTCAGCGGGCCTCGAAGCATTTCGAGCAGATGTTCTATCCCAGCTCTTTCGGAGCTGGTGTTCTCCGCAGCGACCGTCTCTCACGGTCGGGGTGAGGCAGCCCTTGTGCAGGCAGATGCTCTTGGCCCTGGGCATGTCCCCTCCCTGAGGTCTAAGCCCCGGCCGGGTTCTGGTCTGGCAGCCGGGGCCGTCTCCTGGATGCTCATCTGGAGCGCATCGCGCTCAACAGAGGATCAACAGGAGATGCTTATGAGGTCTATAAGTATGACTTTTTAAAGTCTGTCTACAACCAAGTAGACAGGACTTTTAGAACCTAAAACGTTGTCACGGGTGTTCGTTC